ATTGGGGCAACTGGTGATGCAATTGGAGCAGGTAGTTCTACAACAAATAAACAATTTATGGGAATACTACACGAACTATCTATTGTTAATACTCCAAGAAATAATTTTAGCATTAAGAGCCTATTACCTAATTATGAAGACACATTACTTTACTTAAGATTTGAGGAGATAGATATATGACTAAGATTATAGCCATCTCTAGGAATACTTCTATTTTAAGTCTTTCTTGCACTACTGCTGGAAGCACAACATTAACTTTAGCAAATACAACTGTCTTTAATCAAGTTTATATTGGTATGCTTGTAACAGGTGACGGTATTCCTGCATTAACAAGAATTACTGCTAAAAGCACTGATGGTTCAAGACAAGTTACTTTAAGTGCTTCCGCTACTGATTCAACAACTGCTGATAGAACATTTGAAGAAGTTGCTTATCAATGCCCAACTAATCCAAAACTAAAAGTAATAGAAGCAGCAACAGTTGGAGACAACTTTACAGTAATATCTCCAAATACTTTAACAACTGGAACTGAACCTACTTTTACTGCTTTAGGAGTATCTTCTTTAAATAGTTCTACTGTTACAAATAATAGTAGAACGGTTACTGTGAGTTCTACTTCTGGTTTATTTATAGGACAATCTGTTACAGGATTTGCTACAATTTCAGGAACTCTTACTCTTTTATTTCCAAAAAATACAGTTATTGATAGAATTGCTTCTTCTACCGTTTTTGTTACAAATAATGCTGCTGTTGCAACAAGTTCTTCATCTAGCCTAAGATTTGGGCAACAATTATCTAATTTAGAAACTACCAGTGGCTTTAGGTTAAAATGCCATGACGCTGTTTCGGAAACAGGTTTTAATTTTACTCAAAGTCAAATAGACCAAGTAAAGAATAATACTGATAATTACTACTTTGTCTTGGTTCATTCAGACAATCATCTAAAACATCACTTTGCTAGAATTAAAGAAATACACAGCGAAGATTCTTTAGGAGATTCATTTGACTTTGAACCAAAATTAGGAAACGAAATAGAAGAAAATGTTAAATTCAAATTATATTCTTTTCCTATTCCTTCTTTTAATCACCCTCATGCTATTTCAGCGGGGATTGATTCATCATTAAACGATTCACTAATTTGTTCAAGACCCTTATTTTATTTCTTTGATGAATACTTAGATAAAAAAGGACAACTTAATCACAATGAAAAATATGGCATTAAGTTCAATACAGGTTTTGAAACTTCAACTATTGTAATAGACAGTCATTTTACTACCATGCCGGATTTCGGAACAGGCGTTATTGACAATAGTAAGTTTTCAATGAAAGTGCAATTAGTTGATAGGCTTAAAGACCAAGATGACCCTTTAGTTCATACAAGTAATGAAGGTGTAACTAATACTGCTTTCAATCCATTCGATAGAGATTCTTGTTTTGTTAATGCAAGAAGAGATTCGGAGGGAGAAGACGATGAATCACATGGGGCGGTTTATACTAATGCAAGAACAGGTGCAGACTATTCCGGCCCAAAAAGATATTTGCACTATGATTTTTCTCCAACCATTTCTAATTATACTGAAAATGCTATTGATTGTTCAATAGAGGAATCGGTTGGTGCAAAGGGTGGATATGCAGAATTAAAAATAATTGATTCTTCAAGAATGCTGACTACTAAAATACCAGAATTTTCTCCAATAAGAATTAGACACCAAGTTCATAGAGCAGGATTGTTTGATTGGGTTGAATTACCAATAACTATTACTGCTATTGCTGCTCATCCAGAATATAGCACTAGAACAGAGTTTGATATATCTTCTTTTTTAAATGTAGGAGATGAAGTAAGAGTAGACAATAGAATACTTATTGTTAAGACAATAGATGCTTACTCTGCATTTTCACAAGATATTACATTTGAAGACTTTACTAGATTAGAAACAGCATCAGCATTTACAACGACTACATACAGTTTATCTATTGGAGATAAAATATATAGAAGGGCATACAATGAAACTGATAAAACTATTGTTACAGAATATCCAATGATTGATGATAGAGACTCTGTATTATATGTAGTATTAGGTAATTCTAAATTAGAATCTCTTGAAGCAACGGTTACTTCTTCAGATGCTAGTAAAAAACTATTAACTTTAGATTTCAATAAATCTTCATATAGTCAAAACAGTAGTCTTCGTTATGCTTTAGGGATTTATAGTATCGAAATTGAAAGACTAAATGGTGAAATTGAGAGCATTGAAAGCAGTATAGAAAACGGAACTAATGTTATGCGTCTTACTGCAAATAGCCAGTCTCGAAAATTAATTTCAAATATTGTTGATAAAAATACTTTATTTTCTAGAGATATGATTTATTCCAGCGATAGCCCATATAACAAATTAACTGCCGTTTTAGATGATTCGGATAATGGCGTTCAAGCGGCTGTAACTTTTAGTGCCGGAAGTAAAATAATTAATTTAAAAACTGCGGCGGATATAAATAATGCCGCTACTGTAACTATACCCGCAGGAACTTCTTTATTTGGTAAATATTCAAATGGTATGATGGCATACATCGGAAGAAGTAGATTGGCTCTTTCAAGCAATACAACAGTAGGTTTAGAAGATTTTCCAAGAGCCGAGGGAACAATGACTCTTTTTAAGGCATCTACTAAACACTATGTTTTTAATAAAGCACTTGCTTCTAATTCTTTAGAAACAGCAGCATCTAATTTAAATGGAGTTTCAAATAAAGGATTGTATTTTGATAGCGGAACTACAATTGCTCATTCTGGTTTAGGAACAGGAGCAACAATTGATGGACAAGAAGTAACAACATTAGCAGGAACATCAATATCTACTAATTCTGAAGCAAGAGGGTATTACTTAAGTAGCGCAACTAAATTAAATAGCGATTCTCCTTTCCAAGCAAGATTAGATAACCAAGCACATGATTCATTTTCAACTTTCGATACTATAAATACTTTAATGGACTTTACTATTGTTGATATTAAAAAGGGGGATTTTGATACTTCTATATTAGTTGCACCTTATATACCATTGACTTTAGGAAGAGTAGATATTAACTATGCTAATCAATTAGATACTATACTATCCTCTTCTGTTTTATTTAATGCAACTGCCATAACTTCCGAACAAAACTTTATTGTATCATCTACTAATACAGGAACAGTTTTAGGCACTTTAACTTCACCAAGAGAACATTACGGAAAACCCATTTATGTTGCAGGTAATTTTGTAGGTTTTTTTGTTGGTTCGTCTTATGCAAGTGCTTCGGAAGTAACACTGTATTTAGATAGAAATGTAAATAATATCGCAGCAGGAGCAGAAGTTACTACTTTAGACTATAATTCAACAAGTCACGAAAGTTCTAAGCAAACCTATGAATTGAATTTCTTAAACGGTGGGCATTTACATACAGGCAAAATAATCGGCTTATTACATCCGACAATAGGTGCTGCTAATTCAGCAAGTTCTACTGTTGTTCCTGATAATACTTTAAGTCTGTTTGACTATCCTTTATCTTATAGTGCTAGTTTAGGAAAAGAAACTTACTCAAATAAATTCGGTAGTCCATATTATCGACTAATAAGTATAGAAAAAGGCAATTTTAATTTAGTTAATTCTAGTATAACTGGCTATACCAGTTCCGAAGAGTTTAATTTCTACGGGGAAAAGTTAAGTAAAGTTAAATATTATTCTACTACATACCGATTTAATCCCGGATTTTATATTGATGGCGTTAAACAAAATAATATTATTGGAACAGATATTACTTGTGCTGATTATCAAGGTTCTATTGGACACAGTTTAATAGAATCAAGAGGTTATGATTCTCCAATAGGTTCAAGATTTTTAAATGAACTTAGGTTTAGTGCAAACACATACCCTTATACTAGCCCTAAATATATCCCTCCTAATCCTACATTATATGGAGACAATGTTAATGGTTTTGAAAGAAGTCCATATATTGCTCAAGATGTTTTAGATAATAAAGACCCTAAAATATCAAGAATGTTTTTATTTTCTAATTGTGATTTATTACCATATTCCGGTAGTCGTATTGATAGTTTATTCAATTCTAATGTTTCTAGAGATTTAACTAAATACGGAATAATGTTAATAGATGAACCTATTGCGACTGACTCTTCCGATACTAAGACTAATGTATTAGGAGAAACTAAAAGAATAACTTCTAATGATTCTTCACATACATTTGGTGCGATAAAATCATCCAGTAAATCTGTTGGTTCAGCCAATACAACATTCAAAAACTTTTCAATTATGAGATTAACGGAAATAGTTTTGGATTTTGCTTTTAATCAGTTTGACCCCGAAAACCCACCTTCAAATAATAGAGTTGTTCCGACATTTCAATATGCCTGTCATGGAGTTAATTCAGTAATAGATGGCTCTACAAATCAATTGTATTCTCGCTCTATACCTTCTTCTAATGTAATACGATGTAGTGGTTCGCCAAATGGTATTTCCGCTAATGATTTAATAGTTGATTCAGCAGGTAAGTTTATGGGTAAAGTTGCTAGTGTTTCTACAACTGACATTACTTGTGATGAAGATATATTCAAAACTATTAACAATGCAGGAACAGCCGAGCATTATTTTGCTGCTTCTGGAACGGGAACACCTCTTTATTTTATACCTATTAGTGAATTGACTAATGCTGATAGTGGATATGGGCCAATTAAAGGACATGGTAAGCAAGACACTTTTATTAACTTTGATGACGACATACATTTACTTAAAAGTGCTATTATGACTAATACTACTTCAAGCATGTATGGTAAATCTGGTAGTGATTTTCATACAAAATACAGTAGTAATGTCTTAGGTGATGCTCAAATTACAGCAAGGGAGGCTAATTTATGGCTACCTATTGATATTGATTCTGATTCTTTCGCAATTAAATCAAATGGTGCAGGGCAACCATCTCAAGTATTAGAGGCTTTAAGGGCAGCAAATGTAAGGGTTCAATCATCTACTAATTCTCATGGTGCAAGCAATCAACAAATGGGTGATTTATTATATACTGATTTTATGCCAGTCATTTTTGATAGATTCAAAATAGAAGAAGGAACAACAGCAAATGCCGACATAGGTATGTGTTGTCCAAGAGTTTTAGGAATGAGTCTTAAAACAGTAGAAGACCAATTCGCAATATATGGTCTTGGATTAGACGGAGATTATGCGAGTAAAAAAGATACTGGAACAGCAAGAACTAATTTATCTACGGATGCAGATGGAGTAATATTCGGTTTTAAGCCACTATTAAAAATACACAATACCAATAACTTAATGTCTTCCGATAAAGGCCCAAATAAT